TGGAAACCGTAAAAGACCTCAGGGTCTTTCTCATTGCCGCCGCCTTTACGGCGTCGGTGGTTGCTCTCCCCGTTGGCCTCGCGCGCCTTTGGTCTGTTCGTGCTGATCAGAACCGGTTGCGTGCGGCGCGGGGGGTGCAACAAACGCTGGTGGAGGAACGTGAGGAGTTGCTGGCTTCTCTCGGACCTAGCGTGAACCCGCTTGAACTAGCGGAGGAACAGGAGGTCGGGTCTGTGCAGGTGTTATCACCGAGCGCGACTCCCGACACCTACCCCTGTGCCTCCCGCGAGAACGAGAGCTCATGCAAGAAACCAGTAAGTAGGGTACAGAACACCCCTAACAAAGAATCGGCTGGGGCCCAGATCAGTGAGATTGGGTCCCCGGAAGCGACGGTACGCACGCCCGAGCAGGCACCGATCACCCTTTTGGGTGAGGCACCGCCTGTTGAGGAAGCACCCAAGCGACCGAAAGGCACGAAGTTCAGGCACCACGGAGACTATGTACAAATCGTGGCTGCCGACGTGCTGTGCAGGCTTGGCGGTCGGCCCACCACCAGTTCCCAGATCAAGGGTGCTCGGATGTTGGCTGGCCGTTTGATGAAGGAGCACGGTCACGTAACTTTGCACATTCAGCGGGACTTGCCGAAGGTCATGCTGCTCGTTTGCTACCCCACCATGGCGGAAGCACAACTTGAGCTCATGGCCGCTAACGGTGAGCTTTGCCCCGATGTGCGTCCGGTGGGGTCGTTTGCGCGATGGTTGGAGTCACCCTGGTGGTTCCAGTCAAAGCGTGACACCACGCCGAACGCAACTCGCTGATGGTGCCCCGAGACGGTTCCTGGTACTTGTGCACCCTCGAAGTGGCGACTCTATGACATTAGGGACGCTATTGAAGAGCGTGGGCACAAAGTCGTGGTCAGGACCGACTTAGGGTACTGCCAACCCCCCCGTCCCGTACACCTAGTGAACCTGCATCCCGCGGGCCTAGGTGAGGGTTGGATTGTGCACGAAAATTCCTTCGTGAATTTGGAGAGGGCCCTGGTGGAGAGGGTCTTCACCGTCAAGGGGCCGGAGGGGGCGCAGGTGGCTCCTCCTGCCCCGAAACGGAACGCAGTGAGGTCTAGGTTGAAGACATTCAAGAGGCTGTTAATACACCTGGTAGGACGCGTGGCACCGTGGTCAACGAAAGAATTCGTGGACTCATACACGGAAAGCCGCAAGCGCCGCGTATACCAGGCCGCCGCAGATAGCCTTGAGGATCGTCCTCTGAAGGAGAGCGATGCATACATCTGCCCCTTTATCAAACCCGAAAAGACTAACGTCAGTAGGAAGGCGAACCCGTGCCAACGGGTTATCAGTCCGGCCACACCGCGGTTCAATGTAGCGATAGGGATACACCTGAAACCCATGGAGAAGAGAGTCTTTGCCGGGATACATAGACTTTTCAGGGGAGAGACAATCATGAAGGGCCTTAATGCTAACGAGCGTGGGGCCGCGATCAGTGACGGGTGGCACCAGTTTACCAAGCCGGTAGCCATCCTGCTGGACGCAGCACGATTTGACCAACACGTAAGCTGGGACGTTATCGGCTGGGAGCACTCGCTGTGGGAAGCGATCGCTCTCGACCGGGACACGCTCAAGCGCCTCAATGCGATGCGCCGCACATCCACAATGATCGTGCGCGCTGACGGCACCAAACTGAAGTGCAAGCTGCGAGGAGTGCGAATGTCGGGGGCCATGGACACGGCCCTAGGCAACTGCACGACTATGTGTGCGATGACGTGGTCCTTCATGAAGGACATAGGAGTTAGCAAGTACCGTTATTTTAATGACGGCGATGATGGAGTGCTAATAGTAGAGAGTGGAGCGGACGAGGAATGGGTGCTGGAACATTACGCCGGGTACTTTCTCGAGCTGGGGTTCACGATGAAACTGGAGGGCATCGCGCGGGAACTGGAACACATAGACTTCTGTCAGTCTAGACCGGTTCTCACCGCAGATGGCACCTACCGGATGATACGTGACCCCCTTGTGTGCTTGGGGAAGGATTCACTAGCAGTTACCAGTCGTATCCCGCAGACGGCATTCCATGCCACTCAGGCCAATGCGCTTGGGTGGTGTGGTCTCGCACTAGCGGGGGACATGCCCCTGTTCAACGCGTTTTATGGGACGATGGCCATGTCGGACGAGCCTGAGCGCACCTGGCGCTCGGGCCGCGACTTCCTGGCCAAGGGGTTGGTGGCCAAGTACACCAGTCCCGATGACATCCCTAACGACGTCCGCCTCTCTTTCCACAAAGCATTTAACATATCGCCTGACGAGCAATACCTCGCGGAGATTCAGCTCCTCCGCCAGGCTAAGCACTATGGCACCGAACTCCAGAGTCCCTCCGTCCAATCTGAGTGCTACTCATTACAATCATCATTACAACATCTTTACCTGTAAGCATTCAGCCTGAGAACTCCATACCAATCCACACCGTTATATCCAAGTGAATTAGTTACCCTTACCCGTCGTCACGACGTCGCAGCTTGACTACTACAACACCTTCGTGGTCAGTTTTATAGCAAGCGTGCTCGAGACACTAGCCTACATCACCTACATCGCCTACCATGCCCTCCAAGAACGCTGGTCTGGCGAAGGCTTACGGGAAGCCGCGCTCAACCGCTCCCAAGGCGCAGCGCAAGCCACGCGCGCCGGCTGCCAACCATGCAGCCGTGCGCCGCCTGATCTGTGACAAGATCTGCTCAGTCTGTGACCCCACGTGTCCGTCCGCATGTGGGGCCAAGATGATGGGCCAAGACTCTTCGCGGACGTTTTCGTTCACGCACAAGAGTATTCTCACCCTCACCTCCGACGCAAATGGTCATGGCGCGCGTTGGTTCACACCTGGAATCAATGACTACACCTCCGTTCACAGTAGTATCACTGCTGGGGGTGTGGTTACTTTCGCAGCTGCAACCGACCTGCCGGAGGCTACATCTTTGATCGCCACTGCGCACTCCTACCGTGTTGTGAGCGCCGCTATTCGGGTTTTCTCGATCGCGGCGCCCACGGCCAGCTCGGGGCGCGTTCAGGTGGTCCAGACCCAAACTGGTGAGGCCGTACCAGTCGGCTATGACATCACGTCGCTCCTGTACGAGGAGGTGGACACCGACTCGCTCTACGCGTTTGATAAGACCTACGTCTTCCGGCGCGAGGGCGCGGAGGCTTCTGCCTTCCATGCGGCGTCGTCAGCCACCGGTCACCCGGGGTGGAACGGCATCGTGATCTCTGTTGACGGGGTACCGGCGTCTACGGCGGTACTCCAATTCGAGGTCACGTACCACTTTGAGCTTCAACCGGATCCTATCACAATCTACTCCCGTCTCGCCGACCCCCCGGCCAAGCACATCCCGGCACTTGAGGCCGCTATTGCCAACGTGTCTCGCAACACCCCTATGGGTGGTGATTCCGAGTCATGGAGCAAGAAGATCATGGATTTTGCGTACACCGAGGCATCTGCACTCATCACGCAGTACGGGGCGAAAGAGCTTCTAGCCATTTTGCTCTGACGGAGTAGTACCAGGCACCGCAGCTAAATAGCGCGGCTGGTGGTATCGTCGCTCGTTGGACTGTCCCTCAGTTTGGCGGGCGCCGGAACCGCCACAATAACCCACAACATCAATAACAATCACGACCGCGAACCGCGCGGGATACAAATACCACAAAACAGCACTGGTCGAGGCTACCAAACATAAAAGCGTTAATTCGAGAAAATCTAAAAAGAAAGGTGTGTTGCACCCTGTTCCTATCAGGGGGGCCCTAAGCAGCATATCTATAAAAGCCTAAAATCGACATCGGCTCTCCC